TGATAATTTACAATTTGTTTTTTGTGATGGGCGCGAAGAAGCGAGAAATAAAACACTTCATATTTTAGCTATGAATGAAGAGGCCTGTAAAATAGATTTACAATATTACTTTGATACAAAATGGCACTCATCGTAGGAAATCAAAAAAAATCTAAACCATTAGCTAACGTTAATAAAGAGTTACTTAATTTAAAGGGCGATTTAACTGACGAAGAGGCAAGGGTTAGCCTTGCTAAATTCCTAAGATATAATCTTGGTTTTACTACAGAGCTATCAATGGGCTTAACATTAGAAGCCTACCAAGAATTAACGCTGAATTCTTTTTTTAATAGAAATTACTGTATGTTAGTTTGGGGTCGTGGTGGTGCTAAAAGTTTTTGCGCTGCGATCTATTGTATTCTTAAATGTATGTTAGAGCCTGGAACTAAAATACTTATTGCATCTATTAACTTTCGTACTAGTCGCCGTGTTTTTAATGAAATTGAAAAATTTTTAATGTCTCCAGGCGCGGCCTTAGCCAGACAATGTTTTGGTTTAAAAAGTAAGCGGAATGACCAATACGAATGGCAAATTAATGGTGGCAGCATCACAGCTATTCCACTAACTGGAGAAAAAATTCGTGGTATCCGCGCTAACGTACTTATTTTGGATGAGTTTTTACTTTTACCTCCGGATATTATTGACAATGTTCTTATTCCATTCTTGAGTTCTCCAAGAGACGTAGGAGAGCGTATTCGTATTAGAAAATTAGAAGATGAATTAATAAAAAAGGGTTTATTACATCCAGATAATCGGCATATTTTTGAGAACACATCTCAAATGTTATGTTTAAGTTCAGCAAGCTATACTTTTGAACATTTATTTCGTGTTTATCAGCAATGGTCACATTTAGTAGAACACCCAGACGAGCAAGAGTCTAAAGAAGGCGAGCTTCCTGGAACATATTTTATTTCTCAATTAAGTTATGAAGCCTTACCGCAACATATGGTCGATCAAGGCGCTATCCAAGTTGCTAAAAGTGGTGGGAGTTCACACCATTCGTTTTTACGTGAATATTGCGCCCGTTTTATTGATGGTGGGGATAGTTATTTTTCACCTAAAAAAATGCATGAATGTACGATTTCAGATGGAGAATATCCAACTACTAAGGTAATTGGTGATAGTGATAAAAAATATATTTTAGCAATTGACCCGAACTTTTCGTCTTCTAAAGTTGCTGACTATTTTGCCATGAGTGTGATTGAGTTGGATGAAGAAAAAAAACAAGGCGTGTTAGTTCATGGATACCAAGCTGCGGGGTCATCATTACAAGATCATATAAAATATTTTTATTATTTATATAAAAATTTTAATATTGCCTTGATTATTATTGACCATGCGGGTGCGGATACTTTTATAGATGCAGTAAATAATTCTCAGTTTTTTAAAGACATGAATCGTAAAGTTGGCTTTGTAGATTTTGATTCTGATAAAGAAAATGAAGATTATACAAAAATGTTAAAAGATTGCGCTCGTCAATATAATAAAGATTTTGGCAATATATGTATTAAACAATATTTTACAAGCTTCTTTTTGGGTCGCGCGAATTCTTATTTACAAACTTGTATTGATCATAAAAAAATATGGTTTGCCTCGCGCGCGAGCAACCATCCTGATATTTTAGAAAATATTTTTACAATGAATCTTCCGATGGAGTATATATATCCTAGAGGTATTGGAGAAAAAGCGGATAACGAATATGAAACAAAAAAATTGACAGTCCGCGAATTTATAGAAGAGCAGGACTTCATTGTTCAAGATACGAAAGATCAATGTGCTAATGTTGAAGTAACCACAACATCTAGGGGTACCCAAAGTTTTGATTTGCCATCACATTTAAGAAAATCTACAAGTATAAATAGAGCTTTTGATATAATGGCTCCAGAAAATTTTGCAAAGAAAAATACAGAGTTTGTCGCAGAATTAATCTAATAAAATATAAGATTTTAGTGTAATAACCTGTTATAATAAATTATGGCACGAAATAATAATAAAAATATTAAATTTCCAGAACCACAGGTAATAGAAGGATCTATAAAGTCAAAAGACACTATAGAGTTAAAAGCAAGTCGTGGAGAGGTTAATACTTCTGTAAGAAGAAATCGAGCGTCTACTATTTCAAGAACAGATAAATATAAAAATATTGAGGGTGGAGTTATTCCTTTTATTTATGGTGGTGGGTACGGAAAGTATACTTCTAATATTAGTGTTAAAGATACTATTATTTTATGTCAAAAAGCCTATTATAACTTTTCAATATTTAGGAATACTATTGATTTAATGACTGAATTTAGTTGCTCTCCAGTTTATTTTACCGGTGGAAGCGAGCAGTCAAGGAAATTCTTTCAAGCATGGGGTGATAGAATTAATTTATGGCGTTTACAAGATATGTTTTTCCGTGAGTTTTTCCGTAGCGGAAATGTTTTTCTTTATAAATTAAATGCTGAATTTACAAAACAAGATATGCGTGTTTTATCGGACTTAATCACAACAGAAGCAAGGACTGGGGAAATTCCAGTTAGGTATATCATGTTAAACCCTGCTGATATTCAAGCTATCGGATCAGCTTCATTTATTACTCCTCAATATGTTAAAGTTTTAAATGATTTTGAAATGAAGGTTTTAGTAAACCCAGATAATGAACAAGATCGACAATTGGCTCAGCGTGTAAAAAATTTAAAAGATATAAAAAATACAAGCAATATAACACCAACAAATCAATACATGGTTTTTGAACTAGAGTCAGATAAATTTATACCAGTTTTTTATAAAAAACAAGATTATGAACCATTCAGTGTCCCAATGGGCTTCCCAGTTCTCGAAGATATTAACTGGAAGCAGGAACTTAAAAATATGGATATGGCAATCAGCCGTACTATACAGCAAGCAGTCCTATTGGTTACAATGGGAAATGATGAAGTTGGTATGCCGACCAAAGAACAAATCGGAACATTAAGAAAAATTTTTGAAAACGAAAGTGTTGGTAGAATTTTAGTTAGTGATTATACGACAGATATTAAATTTATTATTCCTGAAATTAGTAATATTTTAGATCCTAAAAAATATGAAGTTGTAGATCGTGATATTCGTTACGGTCTTAATAATGTTCTTTTTGGTGAAGAAAAATATGCTAATACTAATACTAAAATTGAAGTATTTCTTTCTCGTTTAAAACATGCACGTGAGACATTCATGAATGATTTTTTACTTCCAGAAATGAAAAAAATCGGTAAAAATCTTGGATTTAAAAATTTACCAACAGCACGTTTTAAAGATGCGGATTTTAAAAATGATACAAACTTAACTCGTATTTATTCCAGATTAATTGAATTAGGAGTATTAACTCCAGAAGAGGGAATCACAGCTATTGATACTGGGCGCTTACCTCTTCCGGAAGAAAGTATTAAATCGCAAGAACAATTTAAAACTCTTCAAGAAGATGGCTTATATCAACCTCTTTTAAATAAACCTCAACAACAACCTGTTGGGCGCCCATCTGGTACAGACGCTCCTCAAGCAAATAAAGCTCCGAGATCAACGCCTACAGTTCAAGCTTCTGAAGATAAATCTAAAATTAATGCAGATTTAGTTGCTAAAAATTTAGCCAAATTTGATAATTTAATAGAATCAATTGAAAATTCTTTAAAAGAAAAATTTGATCGTAAAAGACTAACTAAAGAACAAAAAGAAATTATTCAAACTGTTGCAGAGACAATCGCAACAAATGAAAACCCTAAAGATTGGATAAATAAGATTACCGATTATATTAATAAACCAGTCCAATATAATGTCAATATGCAAGAAATAAATAAAATTGCTGAAGAGTTTGGTTTAGATTACAAAACAGCTATTTTACTTTATCACAGTAAAATATAAATTATTAATATAATTAATTATTTAGTGTAAAGTATCCTATGGTTCCTGGAAATTATAATTTACCAACTGGTTATAGAGGCGATACTTATGGCCCAATATCTTTTTATTTTTTAAATAATAGCGGTAGCGGTATAAGTTTTCATAATTATACTGGAGCGTTACAAGTTAAAAAATTTGAAAGTTCTAATACGGTAATTGGTTGGTACACAACAGATAGCTCAATGACAATTAGTGGCAATAAAGTAACTTTATTGCCCAAAAATGGTGATTGTATGAAAATTTTTCCTGGTATTTATAATTTTGATTTGCAACTCAGTTCCGGAAATAAAACAAGAACATATGTCAAAGGAAAGTTTCCTATAGAAGGAGATATAACAGATTTATAAAAATATGTCTGATGAAATTTATATTAATGTAAACGAAGACTCGAATGATATTCTTGTTCAAGTCGCAGAATTTGATCAAGTTCTTTCGGTTAATGGTGAAACTGGTAATGTTATTGTTGATAAAAATACTATTGGTTTAAGCAATGTTGAAAATGTTAGTATTGTTGCTACTAGCGGACATTTGCAAAATCAAATTCCAAAAGAAAATAGTATACAAGAATCGCAATTCGGATTAAAAAATTATTATTTAACTGGTTCGAATGATAATTATATTTTATATCTCAATTGTTATGGCGGGACTGGTAATATTTATTTAGAACAACAGACTAAAACAGCAATCGGGTCAAAATATGTTTTTCAGTTTATAGGGTTAGCGCGCACGACTTTGAATATATACGCGAGCGGACTCTCAGCACCAACACCCCCATTAACGATTGTTCCGAAAATTTTATATTCAACCGTACAAGAAGGATCTAAAAATCGCCAACTAGAATTTACTTTATTAAATAATACTATTTCATTTCAACCTGTTGACGAGTATTTGTTTACAGAAAGAACACCATCTACTAGTTTACCATTAGATGATAGATACGTTTGGACACAAACTGGAACTCAATCTATTATTGGTTTAAAAATGTTTAGTGAGCGCCCACTTGTTAATGGGACTGGATTCGTTTTAAGTAATGAGCTTGACTTAGTTTCAAGTAGCGCCGTTTATAAAACTGGCGATCAAACAATCAGTGGCGTTAAAACTTTCGTAAATACAACTCATGTTGACAGCGTTGATTTTATAAGAAATTTTAGAGCGACGGGAACACCTTATAATTTTACTAGTAATCAGTTCTTTAACTTTGGGCCAACTGGTTTCTTATTTACAGGATGGAATTTAGCGCCAATCAATCCTTCTGATGATAGTCGAAGTATAAAATTAAGTAATGGTAGTTATACTGTAGTTACCATTAATCAACCTGCTGGCGGCGGCAGCAATGTAACCTGGGAAGCTATTCCAAATAAAAATGATTTATCTAATAGAATATCTTTTAATTTATATTCTGGTAATACACCTTTTAAAGCGGCTTTTGTTAATGTTGGTCCAGAAACCATTTCTGTTTCTGGGTTCTTACCTAGAGAATATGATAGATTTATTATAAGATATGTAGGGGGTGGCGGCTTATTACCATCTGTTAATGTTTCTGGAAATTTTGGCGTTAACAATGAAATAAGATTAGAAGCTCGTGATAATAGATTATTTTTAGGAAGTTCTGGCGTACTATTTCAAAATGAAACTTCCGCACTTTCAACTGCTAATTATATTACTGTTCCAGTAACTGATAATCCTATGACTAATGGAACAAATTTATTAGCAGCTTATGCTAAAGCAAAAACAACATTACCTAATGGTAGCGCACTTTCTGCGACAAATAGGTTAGCAATTATTTTACCACCGGCGATTTATGATCTTGGGACGCAAAGTTTAACTCTCGATACTCAATATATTGATATTATTGGTTCCACTCCAGATAGAAGCAAACATCATATCAAAAGCGATATTGGGATAACAAATAGGGGCACTATCCAACAAACTGCAAACAATGTTAAGTTATATAATTTAACAATAGAAAATGTAGATAATACTTATATTAAAAACTATGCCGCATCAGATCCGGCCGCATATTTTCCCAGTTCTAATTTAAATAATACATATTTAGAGAATATAAATTTAATTGGAAGCGTTAATATTTGGTCGATGCGTTTATCCATAGAGTATTCGGGAACTTTTAAAAATTGCACTAGTGGGGATTTTGCTTTCGGGGCCACTGGGTCCGCAAGCGGAACTTTCGAAGATTGCACTGGTGGAGATTACGCATTCGGTGGCGATGGTGGAACCGCAAGCGGAATTTTCAAAAATTGTACTGGTGGAGATTACGCATTCGGTGGCGATGGTGGAACCGCAAACGGAATTTTCAAAAATTGCATTGGTACATATGCCGCATTTGGCGGGGATCTTGGAACCGCAAGCGGAACTTTCAAAGATTGTACTGGTGGAAATTATGCATTTGGTTATACTGCAAGTGGAACTTTCGAAAATTGTACTGGTGGATATAGCGCATTTGGTGGCTATGGAACCGCAAGTGGAACTTTCAAAGATTGTACTGGAGGAGATTATGCATTTGGTGAGCTACTACGAACC